TATGGATTGGTGGTAATATATATGGAAGTGTTGTCGGTACTATTACTACTGCTACTAATATTGCTGGCGGTCTAAGAGGTCAACTAGTTTATCAACAAAGTCCCGGTGTAACCAGTTTTGTAGGAACCGGCACAATCGGTCAATTGTTGATGAGTTCGGCCACCAGTGCGCCTTTGTACGTTAATACATCTGCTATATTTGTTGGATATTCAGATAAGGCTAATAATCTCGGTGGTGGCACCATTATGTCTATTCCGTATCAATCAACTACTGGAAGTACGGCATACTTAGCAGCAGCAAATACCGCAGGATGGATATTAACAACTAATGGCACAGGTGTTGCACCAGCGTGGGTTAATCCAACAACTGCGGTTTCTCCATCAAGCCTTACAGTTCAAGCAAACGTTGCAGCATTTGAATATGTAGTTGGAGTAGCAGCCGCAGGATCAGCACAAAATGCTTATATTGCTACAACCAGTAGTGGACAAATTGGATTTAATGCTAGTACAGGGTTTATGGCATTAGGAACAACTAGTCCAGTATCTAAATTACACATTAATGAAACAAGCGGTGTAGCAAGTCAAATAAGGATTGAAGGTCATGCTAATTCTGGCATATCTATGTATACCCCATCTCAAGGAAGTGGCGGATTTATAGGATTTGATGGCTCTGGAAATTTTGGTATAAATCAAAAAAATTCAAGTTTAGGAATATATTTTAGCAATAGTGCAGGCACTAATCGATTATATATTACAGCCAATGGTGGTATAAGTTTTAATGGAACTACTAACTACGGATCACAGTATCAAATATTGCAAAGTAATGGCGATAGTGCGCCAACTTGGATAAGTGTTGGTGCATTAACTGCTGTTACATCATCTACACAAATTAATACAGTAGGCACATATACTAATGCAAGTTTTTATCCAACATTTGTAAATGCAAATAATAGCACTCCTGTTGCTATGAGTGTTTATACCACTAGCAGTTTTTATATTAATGCATCTACAGGAGTAGTAACACATACTTCAAATGTATCTGCAACATCAACTTCTACAGGTGCGTTACAAGTTGTTGGTGGTGTTGGTATTGGTGGCAATTTGTGGGTAGGTGGTACTATAAATGGTAATGCTAGTTCAGCCAGCGCCGCTACATCAGTTAACACAATTCAACAAGCATCTAATGCTGTATATTATCCAACATTTGTAAATGCTAACAATGCATCTGCACTTGCTATGAGTGTATATACCACAAGTAGTTTTACAATTAATCCGATGACTGGTAATGTTGGCATTGGTACATTAACTCCGACTGCCAAATTACACGTTCAAGGCACCGGCGGTGGTGGATACGGTACAACAAATAAAATAATTTTACAAAGAACTGATGCTACAAACTGTACAGGTAGTATAGAATTTCAAGGATCAGCCGGCCATGCAAGTCCCTATTGGAATATATTAACTGATGGTGACGTGGCTAATGATTTTGGATTTGCCTATAACGGTACCAAAATTCTTAACCTTTTAGCAAGTGGTAATATACGAATACCGGCAGGGGATCTTGGATTAGATGCCGGCAAAACTATTTTCTTTGGTAAGGAAGAATCGTTTGGTGGTAGTGATACCGGTGGATCGGATTGGGGCTATATTACATATGATAACAACAATTCTACATACGGTACAGGAGCAGGTGAAACATCTTGCTTGAGAATTGGTAGTAGTAACGACGGTACTGGTAGTGTTGGCGACCATATTGCTATAGAACCGGCTGCTGACCTTTATTTTAGATCACTGCAGGGCGGTTCAGTCTATGTAGGAACATTGGCCAATAGAGTATTCAGCATAGACATGAGCGGTAATGTTGTTGCCAAGGCTGAAATTACAGCGTACGGTACCGCATCGGATGTGAGATTAAAAGAAAATATCGTCAAACTCGAAGGATCACTGCTAAAAGTACAAAAACTACAAGGATATAATTTCAATTATATCGGCAAAAAAGACAAGTTATTGGGTGTTATTGCTCAGGAAATCGAGCAGGTAATTCCGGAAGTTGTTTATGAGTTCAAGGATGTTGACGGTGAAATGTATAAAGCAGTTCGATATGAACATCTCACGGTATTGTTAATTGAAGCAATGAATGAGCAACAGGCCATTATCGAACAACAACAAAAACAAATTGATCAGATTCAGTCTATGTTAACTAATCTGATCAATAAATAGGAGGCCGAAAGAGGAAATTATGGCAATATTACCAGCATCAGGCAGTGCAATATCATTTGGACAAGTCAATAGGGCATTTACAAATCAAACCCCGGGAGCAGTGGGAAATGCCCCATCTGGCGGATCAAATATTAAACTTAGTTCTGTATTAGGTAATAGTGCTACCTATGGTATTAATCAGGCTGCAGGAACAGCAATTAAATTTTCACAAACCTTTGGCGGCAAAACAACTCCTTATACATAAAAATTATGAAACTAGAACAAATTAAAGATGTCTTATCCAGCATCAAATTGGCCCCCAGCAAGTGGGAATTAGATAATATTATCTGGGCAGATCGATTATCTAACCCAGAGGTATTGGTGCAGTTCCTAACTCGTACGCATCATCTATCATTACTAAAATCTTTATCAACTGACGAACAACAAGAATTAGATTCTCTTGTAGAGTTGTTAGATGAAATGGAAGAAGGCGATATTGAAGATATAATCAATCGTACAGACGATGATGCTAAAAATGCTTTTATTGAAGATTTGGCAAAAATAAGTGCCATTGAAGTAATAACTAATGGCAAATTAAGTTACGAAACGATGAATACCGCTTGCAAACTTGCCCCAAGTGACTTTATACTATGTGCTAAACGTACTCAAGATTTATTAAATTCTATTCAAGGATTAGTAATCAAAGGTGAAACACTTAGTAAAGATGTTGCAGGCGCATGAAAAAGAAATCAGTATTTTCAACAAGTAAATGGTCCAGTAAAAAAGGTAAATTAGCAGTATGTATCCCATGCAGAGATACATTACATTCTGCCCATGCTATGAGTTTAATTGAACTAGTTAAATTCAATACAATGAATGATATAGACACACATGTGTTTATGGATGCTAGTACTATTTTACTTACACAACGAGAACGATTAGCCACCATGGCACTTGAATCGGGTGCAGAATATACCTTATGGTTAGATAGTGATATGGTATTTCCTGCAACTACCGCCGTTCGATTATTAGAACACGACGAGGATGTAGTTGCAGCAAATTATCTTCGACGTCAACTTCCTGTAAAAGGCGTAGCATACGAAACAATTGGCGATTGGGAAAACCCTCTAGACTTTGATGTATATGACGGACTAGTTCCTGTTGAAGGAGTTGGCATGGGATGCATGTTGATGAAAACTGAAATATTTTCTGAACTATCTAAACCCTGGTTTGACTTTCAGTGGAGTCCACAGTCAAACGACTTTTTAGGTGAGGACATGGTTCTATGTCAAAAAATCTCAAGTACAGGACGTACTATTAAAATTGATACTGTATTAAGTCAGGAAATGCGCCATTTAGGTTTATGGGCATTTGGACCAGATTTATTAGAGTAAATCTAATAATAATTCAAGTTTAGCCTGAATAATTTTATTGCTAAAAGAATTCTTTACACCTCTATGTAAAGGTTTAGGCCATTGATCATAACTTGACCACGCATATCCTGCATGTTCGTCATTTAACGTAGGAATAAATTCTCGATCAACAAGTAATACATATGTGTTATATTGAAAATTTTGATCATTGCTTACAAATAATTCTAAAGGAATTACTTTTCTAATGCTAGGAGTTTTTCCTACTTCTTCTTCAATTTCTCTTTTAAGTGCGTCAAATGGTGTACTATCGTTGGGTTCTTTTTTGCCGCCAACAAATCCCCAAGTACCTGCTGTTTTAGCCTGTGTTCTTGATAGTAATAAAAAGCGTTTAGTATCTTTTGCTAGAAATAAACCACCACTACAAATTATTTGATTTAAAGTATTAGACGCCATAATTGCGGATCATATACACCTTCATAACTCTTACTCCAGGCACCGTTTTCCCATTTGTATTGAGTGTTAGTATATGAATTAGTTATATAAATTACCCCAGGATGTGTTGCTGAACTGAAAATAACATTCCATGCAGCGCCATCCCATTCTATTATATCATTAGCAAATGCCTGAAAATCTGATTGATCAGTATTTTTCCATACAATAGAACCAAAAAATCCCTGTTGACCAAATTGAGGATTAATATCTTGTAAAATTAAATATCGTGTACCCGCAGCAACACCAGTAGGATTATATGTGTCTGGATTTATTACAGCATCTACACTTCCTCGACCTACAGGATTGTATGTACTAGCAATTGTAGTATTGCTAGGTATAGTATCCGGGTCTATGTTTAACCGCATAGCAAAGTCATCACTTGGATCAAGACTAATATATGCTACGACTTCATTATTATCTGCTTGTGCAAATCTTAATTGACTCAATCCTGCTCTAAATTTTCCAGGATATAAATCTAATATTTTTAACCAAGAAGCAATATTTTTAGGAGATGTTACATCTATATTATCATTCTGTCCGTTAGGATTTATTAATCTTGCAGTATTGTTCAATACTAATAAACTAAAATTACCTGGTGTAACAGTTAAAGTAGTATCGGGCGATGTATTTGCAAATACACTTGATGCTCCTTCAATATCATATTTAGAAGCAATTGCACCTTGTGCAGTTTCAGAAAATATATTAGATATAATTTTAGTAATAACACCTAATTTTTTAACTTTAGCAGGAGGAGTAATCCATATAGGCGTATGAAATGTTAAGTTCATAATATCAATATCTTCAGTTACACCTTGTGGAATTTGACGACTAGTCCAAGTAATACTATCCAATGTAACCACACTAAGACTTGTCCAATCTACATAGTTATCTGTAGTTTGTATTTCAAAACTTGGATTAAAAAAGACTATCAATTGTTCCCATATTTGTAATTTTTGATCAGTATTTGATGACCATATATCCGCTGATAATGTTAATTTAAATGGGCTTGGCATTATACGTTCAATGGTATAGTTACCGCCTTGGGTGTTTAAATATTGATTGTTATTTTCGTCAAATGCACGTTCTTTTATGTTTATTTTACTAATAAATGTAGGATCTTGCATTCGATCTCGATCAAAATTTAACTCTTTTATATAGCAGGCAATGAATGGCGCACTAGGGATAGTATTCTCACTATTCTTCTTAAGTATTTGACCAACTTGCCTAGTCATGTCTCCATATCTAACAGGGACTTGAACAATGTTACCTTTAGAATCTTTGTATCCAAAATTACTCATTATTTGAATAAATTGTGCTAGGTATCGGCGTACCTGTCCGTCATAAAAATAGTCCATATTAATTGTCTGCTCTTGGTTTTAATACTTTGCTTAGTGCTTGTTTTTCTACAACAACTTCACCTGCAATAGTTGCTGTATTTGTATTATTTATAAAACTAGATTTAAGTTTTCTTCTTACTAATAATGGGTTATCAGTTTGTGTTTCGCCTAATGTACTAGTGGTCATTCTTACATTATCTTCATACTTAATCCAATGTAGTCCATCGTACCTAAATAATCTATTAGGTAAGTAATCTGTTCTTAAAAAGAATTGTCCCTCAATTGCAGTACTAGGGAATGTAATACCAAATCCATAAGGGATTCCATCTGGAGGTATACCGTCACCTGTTAGATATCCTATATAGTAATTTTTATTAGGTGTTGCTAACATTGCACTAGCATCTAATAAATTAGAACTAGCATCTATGTTTTCTATAGATGTATCTTCTGGTGTTGCAAGTCCGTTAGTAGCAGTGCTAACAGGAACTACATAAAATTGTTCAGTTTTGTATCCACTTTTTTCAACATCTGCTTGTGCTTGTTCAATAATTTGATTATTAATTTCTATATTTTTCTTATAAGTTGATAACAAATCGCGTAATGTGCTGCCATCTTCTGCTCCACTATCTGCATCCAGTATTTCTTTAAATTCTTGACTATCAACAAGTGGAGAACATTTTGCTCTAATTAAATGAGGATACCAAGTTTGACTGTAACCACTGGCAGGGCGTGTTACTTCTGATACCACATAAAATCTTCTTAATGCTACAAGACTATCATCAAGGGCATATTCATCTTTTAAGTGGGGTAATTCTATAACATCGCCTGCCATTATCTTTCTTCCCAATGCATCAACATTACCTTTAAGATGAAAGTTAATCATAATGTTATCATTGTTTAAAAATAATCCAAACTGACTTAAATTGAAGTCAAGATCTTGCATAGTATAAATTCCACGAATAACATATACATCTTGGGCATAGTGACGATCTCTGTTTTCCATGAACAATAAGTCTTGTATCCCTAGTTCAGGAATAGCATTGGAATTATTAGGAACAGCAGGTGTGCTGGCGCCTTCTTCTGGATTCATTGGCCCTAGATATTTGTGTATAAACACATCTGTCCCGCCCACTTGGAATTCTTCGTTAATTATACGATCTATAAATCTATAATCATTGCCCTTTTCAGGGCGGTACATTGATAGTCTTGGCATAGTCAGGTATTTATGCTAAATATTTATATGACTGAAAACGAAAACGAACGCCAAAAAATAGTAGAATACGTTAAAGCAATGCTAGGTTCTGGCATGGTTGACGTTGAACTTGATCCTATACATTATAATACTGCTATTGATAGAGCATTGGCTAAATTCCGCCAACGCAGTAGCAATGCAGCAGAAGAAAGTTTTGGATTTTTAACATTAGAATTAGATCAAAATGAATACACTCTTCCTCAAGAAGTAACTAATGTGCGTCAGATTTTTCGTCGTAGCATTGGTAGTAGAAGTGGCGGCGGCCAAGGTGGTACATTATATGAACCATTTAATCTAGCATATTCTAATACATATTTGCTAACTTCAAGTAATATGGGTGGATTAGCAACATATTATGCTTTTGCCAGTTATCAAAAGTTAGTAGGTAAGATGTTTGGTAGCGAAATTAACTTTACATTTAATAAAACTACTAAAAAACTTACAATTATGCAACGTCCTAGAGCCGAAGAAGAAGTTATGCTGTGGTTATATAACTATCGCCCGGACTTTAATTTAATGCAAGATCAGTTTGCGGGACAATGGTTAAAGGATTATTCATTAGCAACCGCTAAACTTATGTTAGGTGAGGCTCGTGAAAAGTTTGCTAGCATTGCTGCACCTTCTGGAACAACACAATTAAATGGCGCTTCACTTAAAGGTGAAGGTAAAGCCGAAATTGAAACTCTCGAACTTGACCTAATAAATTACAAAGATGGTGGAACACCATTAACATTTGTAATCGGTTAACAAAAATCTTGACAGTGTAGTCTAAATGTAATAAATTATAGTATCACTTGGGGATACTATGATCATAGGTTTTGTAGGGTTAATTGGCGCAGGTAAAGATACTGCCGCAGATTATTTGGTTAATACACATGGGTTTAGGCGAGATAGTTTTGCTAATACACTCAAAGATGCAGTTGCAGCAGTATTTGGATGGGATCGGACATTACTCGAAGGTCGCACAAAAGAAGCCCGGGAGTGGCGCGAACAGCCCGATGAATGGTGGAGTCAACGATTAGGTAAAACTATTACTCCACGATGGGTACTACAATACTGGGGAACTGAGGTGTGCCGTCATGGATTTCATGACGATATATGGATTGCCAGTTTAGAAAATAAAATGCGTAAGACTGGAGACCACATTGTTATTAGTGATGTTAGATTTCCTAATGAAATCAAAGCAATTCATAATGCAGGGGGAAAGGTTATCCGTATTAAACGTGGAGCAGAGCCTGAATGGTTTGATGCTGCTATTTCGTTAAATCAGGGTCCTAACGGAAACGCTAATTGGGCACTTAGCAAACTAAAATTAGAAAGAATGAAAATTCACGCAAGTGAATATTCTTGGGCGGGCGGCAAGATTGACCACACGGTTATTAATGACACCACTATTGATTCATTATTTGAACAAATACAATCAATCATAATTGATCAGGAACAAGATCCCCTTGTCGCCAAGGTAGTTTAAGTTTATGTAAAATTCTCTGACAGTTAGCACATACGGTTTTAAGATTACTATATTTACAATTTGACGGATTTCCATCAATATAAAATACATTAAACTGTTCTGTATATTTAGAAATAAAACCACATTTATCGCATGTGGTTTTCTTTTTATAGCCTGCTTTTTTCCACAAAGGAATTCCTTCTTTGCGTTGGCCAGCACAATGATCACATTTTGATCTATAAAATGCTTTACCTTCCTTATAGTAGTTAATAGCAACTGGCCTTTGACCACATTCTTTACAAAGATTTCTCATTTGCGCCCTTTTTACTGCCCTTTTCATTTGTATTTAACCCCGCATTTTTCCATATACCTGCTAAATAAATGAAGCAATCCAATTAGGAGATAGTATATATGGCAACATTGAATTCACCAGGCGTAAGTGTACAAGTAATTGACGAGAGTTTTTATACTCCATCAGCACCAGGCACCGTGCCTATGATATTTGTAGCGTCTGCACAAGACAAAAAAAATCCAAGCGGTACAACTGCTTTAGGCACCACAGCGGCTAATGCTGGTAAAATATGGTTAATGACCGGACAACGTGATCTAACTGACACGTTTGGCGTTCCACAGTTTTATACCGATGCTAGTAGTAATCCGTTACACGGTGATGAACTAAATGAATATGGCTTACAAGCAGCATATAGTTTACTAGGAGTTAGTAGTCGTGCTTATGTTGTAAGAGCAGATATTGATACAGCACAATTATTACCAAAATCAAGTATTCCTCTTGGAAGTCCAACCAATGGACAACTTTGGGTTGACACTGCATCTACTGTATTTGGTATTAAAGAATGGGATAATACTAAACAAACTTTTACAGTTAAAACTCCTATAGTGTTAAATGATGACGATATTGATACTACCAGGTTCTCTGGTAACGCCCCCAGTAACACTGTTGGTCAACCTGGCGATTATTGCATGGTTTTATCAGTTAGCAAAGGAATCAAACTATACTACAAGGGTAGTGGTTTTACATGGATAGAAGTTAAAAATTTATTTGACAGTACAAATAAACAATTTCAAATAAGTGAACACTATAACTATCCTACATTCACCATAGATAAAAGTGTGTGGATTACAACGACAACTCCTACTAACGGAGCAGATTGGAAAGTAAAACGCTATAGTAGTGCAACAAAAAGTTGGAGTGCTGTACCAGCACCAATTTATAGTATTTTACCAGCCGCAACAAAAGCATTTGATTCGACCGGCGGATCAGTTATTCCTGCTGGAACAGTGTTTATAGAATCTAATATTGAAAATGGTACCGATTCAATGGCTGATTTTAAAATATGGACCCGTGGTAAAACTGGTCCTACTGTTATTTCTAGTGATGCTTCATCAAGTCAAGCAGTATTGGGTACATATGCATTTGTCATTAGAGAAACTATCGCAGGTTCTGGTGCTTGGGATACAGAAAAAACTATTTCATGGAGTCCTGGCGACCCTGGGGCAACCATTGCATCTTATATTCCGGCATTAATAGCCGCATCAGGATTAAAAAATGTTTCAGCAACATATGATCCTGCAAGTTTTAAACTAACGTTTACTCATAGACTAGGCGGCGATATTGAAATTAATGATGGAGCAGGCACCCCAATTTTATCTTCTGGATTTTTTAATACTATTCCTGGGGTATACACTGCACCCGGTGGAGATACTGGTTACGAATTCTTATTAACCAACTGGAGACCCGCAACGTATCAATCACATACATACGCTCCATATAATGTTCCTGCAGATGGACAATTATGGTACAGTTCTATACATGATGAAGTAGACATTATGGTTCATGATGGAGTAAATGGTTGGGTTGGGTATAAAAACAAATATGGTAGTACTGATCCAAATGGACCTATAGTATCTGCTACAATGCCTGATACGCAAACTGGAAACAGTCAAGGAGGCGCCGTAGTTGCAAACGATATCTGGATTGATACTTCAGATATGGATATGTATGGCAAAAACATATATGTTTATAGTACAGCAAACGGTTGGGTTAAACAAGATGTTACTGATCAATCAACACCAAATGGTTGGTTGTTTGCCGATGCACGTTGGGCATCATCAGGTGCTACATTAACTCCTACTTCAATCAAGACCTTATTGACTAGCAACTATCTTGATCCTGATGCACCTGATCCTTCTATCTATCCAGCAGGTATGCGTTTAGTCAATACTCGTCGTAGTGGCTTTAATGTTAAAAAATACATGCAAGGATATATTGATATATATGCTAACAGTGGAATAAATGCTCGTTATCCGAAATCTGGCGGAGAATCTATGGCTGCATACAAAACAGATCGTTGGG